TTCGGGAGTTCCCGGTTCCTCAACTGAAGGAACCAGCCCTGTTGCTTCTTTGTAAATAGGGCGAGGATGGTTCCCGTGATTCTCTGTGTCGTGCAGGGGTGCATCGCTATGATTTGTGAACGGTGGCATGACGAGATAACGCTCTATCCAGTCTTTGTACTTCCATGCGGAGATTTCCCGGAACCATACTTCATAGTCTATCCAGTAAGCTTGTAGCATATTGGTGGTTTGCGGCATATCGAAGTAGGTCAGGTTGCAGCGTTCGTTAAGTGCCGGTTCCTTACCTTTTGCATTCTGAATGGCAACATTGATGCGCTGGAAGACCTCGAAGGGTTCACACTCCTTGTCCGGATCGCTATTGTTCAGGTTGTTCAGAATGAATCGTACCCGCATGGTGGCCCGACCTTCGCCGATGCGTTGCTGCTGCACCAGATAGCGGACGTTGACAAAATGGATAAAAATAGCCGGGAAAGCGACCTCCATCTCCATGTTTGTGTCACGAATGATGCGCAGGTACTGTCCGTTATCAATAGCAATAGTTTTGAAGAACGGTGGTGAAGTCGGAACTTCAGGATTCTCGCGAATGGTGAGCAGTGCCCGTTTGACGGCATAATACATTTCAGCAAACGGGTTCTTTACCACTTCCTCTGGTGTGGTAACTTTCCTATTCTCAGTGCTAACCGGAGGTGTTGCTGTGATGGCTTGTTGCTTATCTTTTATCATGTATGTGGGAATCCTTTAAAAATTATTGGTGTTAATACTGAATTTATATGTTCTAAGACTTTGAGGCTATGACCGATAAACTGCCTCTGTACGGGACGGCGTGATGAGTATTGGTTCACGGTATATAGTCCAAATTTGGGGTCGGTGTTGTGTACTGCTGCATAACTTTGATTGCGTCCCCGTTTCTTGCCTCGTTTACCTTTAATGGCCTTGCTCTCTTCACTCGTCCAAATGTCATAACTATAACGACGACGGTAATCCCGTTTCCCGAAAGCACTGTATGAACCGTACTGCCCTTTTTCTCCTTTAATCTTACTTTTCAGTTCTTCCTGATCAATTAGAACCGGATGAGTGAATTTCTTTCCCCATTTCGACTCACGAGGAGCCCATTTTGTCCCACTGCCGTAGAAGCCACCTTGGGTAAATGATTCTCTAAAACAACTTAAAGCATATTCACCCGCCTCTGTCGCAAAGTCCTCAGCATTCTTAGCCAGTATGCTGTGCCACTGCTTTGATCTTATATCCTTGGCCCAGAGATTACAGAACTGTTCTAAGGTTAACTTGCTCATGCGATACCGAATTTACGTTTGATACGCAATTTTATTGCTTCAACTTCAACGGGGACAGAGATGGCAAAGTACACATGCGCCTTTGAGAATATCCGGCCACCAGTGGCAAGACTTTCCGAGAACACCGGATTTACCTTTCCTTTAAAATCGGGTTTTAAGATAGAGCCAAAAACAGAACCGTAACCATCCGAGGTCAGATAACAGCGGCACGCCCATTCAATCGGTGGTATCAGTTCCGGCGGAAATTCACTCTTGAGGTATGATATGCCATCAAACGACTGGTGCCATGCCCGAACCCGCTCATCGTTCTGGGTGTTGAAAGTAACTATGCTGTCCATCGATATGCCCATCCACCATGCTGCTATGGTTGCCGAATGTAGTACCTGAGCATTTTCAGTTTCCGCATAAGTTTCGTTATACTTCTGGCACACCAACTCGTATGTTTCCATCTCAGCAAGGCTTAACGTGTCAGGTAGTTCTTGCATCATAGCGACCTCTTCGACTGCTGCGAAATCGACCAAGTTGTCGATGGCTGCAACCAATGTATCGCGTTCCAGTTCCTCCCGCTCGGTGAGGTGAATGTTCTTGCTTTGCAGAATCTCCAATGCCCTGTCAAAGTCAATGCGTAGTCCGGTAAGTGCCCGGCCTATCAAGAACGAAGCTCGAAGAGATATGATGTCATCGAATACTTCAAGCCGCTGGGCACTGTTTTCGTAGTTATACACCATACGGCGAAAGGCATCCAGAATCAGCAGGTATTCTTGATGCGCTTTGTCGCCTGATTTTATTTCAACTCTCTCTGCCATTTGTTACTGTTTTAGGAAGTTGGCAATTTGGCTGCTTCTGGAATGGCCGTAGCGTTTATAATATTCTTCGTCACTCATCACTCGACGGTCATTGTTTGACTTTGATCCAATACCGGAGCTGACTCCACCACTTGTCATCGGGACAGCGTTTAGCTGTTTACCCACGTTGATACCGAACTCTTTCTCGATCTCATCGGCTGAGACCTCGTATTTATCAGTGATAAGTTGGTAGAGTTTGATCCGGTCTTCGTTGTTCATCTCAATGCGGTTAGAGTATTTGAACTCTAATCCTTCCGGGATGTAACCCATTGCGACCAGACGAGGCATCACCTCCTCATTCATAATGTTTTCGATGTATCGACGATAGACCTCAATACGTTCCCTGAAAATATCTTGATGTGCTTTGGTGGAACCTACATAAGACTGGGTTGCACCCGCCATTGACTCAGAGCCCAAAATCAAATTGGAAACTTCACGATTGACGAACTCGATTAAGCTGGTGTATATCTTCTCCGAATTGGACATGGTGAAAGTCTTGATATCCACCTCATCTTCTATGCCCGTGATCACCACTTTGTTTTGAGCGGCATTTGCGATTTCATTGGCAAGACGTTTGCGGTCAGCGTTGCTCTCACTGACAGTCTTCCCATGAATGATAGGTTGTCCATAAGTATGGCTAAAGTTCACGTAGTTCGCAACCGTAAATTTCTTAGCCAGAATCAAAGGGGTTGTGGCGGAGAAAAGGCCGATGCCGCCGGAGTTTACCAATACATAGTTGGAACGATAGGCTTTGGAACTGACATTCCAATTCGGAAGCCAAATGCCCTGCCGCTTCACTACTGTGTGCTGGTCTGGCAGAACGTTACGTCTTTCGATGAGATTGACCTCTGCCAGTTTTCCGGTCTTGGGGTCAATGTGTGGCATTATCTCAATCAAGGAAAAACCATAGAGCTTTGACTCTACGATTCCTTTTATGATTTTATCAAATTGGGAACCTTGAACCCTCTGTGTATATTGGATATCCTTAACATACTTACCCTTGTCATTCATCCGGGCAAGCATATACCTGTCACCGAGAATCTGGCTTTCAAGTGTTTCAATAACGGCCCGGATATGGGCATCCTGCTCCAGACAAGCTTCGTATAAATCTACAAGTCTTGAACGGTCATCAAGTATGGTTCCGAGTGTTATATCCTGCCGGACGGATTTATATCGGTTATTACGTTCAATCTCTCGAACGTATTCCGTGATGGTCTTTTTAGAGGTGCGAAATATACTCTCAAGTAACTCACCATTGAAAGAATTTTGGGCTGTAACTACCTGCATGTATCTGATTTTCTAGCAGAATAGCCTTACGCACATAAAAAAGTTGAAAGTAAAATCAGAGTATCTAAACAATGCAAATGTAATTATATCATAAACAGTTACTTAGTCAGTGATTTATACGACATTAAAGTATATCAAAAATAGCTACTTTCTTGCATCTAACACGCTGTACAATAGGTATTTAGCTAAATAAAAAAGCGTTTTTTTTGAGTGAATTATCTATCTTTGCAGCGTAATTATTAACTGTAAAAACAAAAATGAGTATGAATGAAACTTAAAACCGTGACTTCCTTTACTTTGAAGTATAGGGAATTCCCGGAATTGCTGTTTGGGAAGTCCGAAAGTGGCACTGTATATTTTGATGCCACCCTTTATGTTCTTCAGAAAGGAGATTCACAGAAGCATTCACCAGTAGATTTCATTCGCAAGTTTACACACTGGTTTGAAAGTGTAAAAGCGGCTTATGAGATACCTGACAATGAGGTTGTGATAACGGATGAGGCAACCGGACACGTATTAATTGATGAGTCGCTGGCTTTACTCTTTGTGGCATATATTGACCCTGCTTTCGGGGTATATATGCTTGAACGAGTTTCAGAGATGCTTCTGGATGGTGTAGCACTTTCGGACACCCGAATCATGCAAATGATCAGAGATAGATTAACGAAAGAAACATTATCTAATTTAATTGAAGATTTATGAAACGAAGTCCATTTCACAAACCGAAGCCGGTTTTAATTTTTAATGGAGCCTATGTTCTGGTAGGCATAACGCGCTCCATTCGTAGTGCCTCCGAGATTTCCGGAGGCAACCCGCAAGCCATCTCGTTCGCCTGCACGGGGCGAGCC